ATTCAACAAAGACAGCAGCTTGTCGCTGGCATCGGTTGCGCCATAGCCAACAATAACGTGATGGCCGATGCTTTCCAAGTATGAAATCATGCCGTCTTGATCCGATGAAGTTCGCCCGCCTTTCTGGCGCTTCATCTCGATCCAGATTCCCCATGCCGGAATGAACAGGTCTGGAACGCCAGGAACAACGCCTTCGGCCTTCAGCTTCTTTGCCGTCGAGATGTTGCGCTTGCCGCCGTTCGGTATTGCAAAGATCAATACACGAGGCCACTTGGCGCGGAACCATTGAACGAATCCGGCTTGCTCGTCATGCTCAGAAGGGAGGGAAACCGTTGAACGCATCGCAGCCTTCTTTCTGTACATCATCAGGTACAACGTCACGCCAATGAGTGCAATATCGAGCATCGTACAGGCTCACGCAATCAGAACAGCGGCTCTTGTAGTTCTGCCAACTCTTCGGCGGTGAGGCGCTTGGGCTGGCTATAGTCGAGTTGTACAATGTCGTGGAACTTGTCATTCGGCTTCACCTTTATCCTGCGCGGCTTGATCCAGTGGTCGCACTCTTGCATGGCGTCTTCGGTGGTCATGGCAGACGCTCCTAGCGATGGCATCCGCTTCTGGTATCGCTCCGCAGCATAGCCTCCGTGGTCAGGGCATAGCCACTCAGAGACCTTGATCAGGCCGCAATAATAGGTGACGCGGATGCTGTCTGGCTTGCCCTCTTTGCGCCAGCGGGAATATCCCACATCGTGAACGTCAACCCATTCGGCCTGTACCTGTGTGGAGATCATCGCGCCAGAATATGCCTTCGTTCCGTGATTGAACTGCGGAGGCGGGAATTCATGGCCGCACTCGATGCACACTCTAACGGCGGCATGATTGACAGTCAAACATTCCGGGCATTTCTTGACGGGCGCTTCGCCGTTTTCGGTGCGACCTTTGATCTTCGGCTTGATCTGATCAATGAATCCGTGGCGCATCACGTTATCGCCGTAGTCCAGCACCAGGCAGTTCTCTTTCCCCGGCGCAATGCGTGTGCCGCGTCCGACGATCTGGATGTAAAGGCCGGTGCTTTCGGTGGCCCTCACGATTGCCACAAGATCGACATGCGGGACATTGAAGCCGGTGGTCAAGACGTTGACGTTGATCAGGCACTTGCTTTTGCCACGCCGGAACCGCTCGATCTTGTCGGCGCGTGCGCTCATGCCATCAGCACCAGTCACGACATCCGCCTCAATGCCATGCGTCTCGAACTCGGCACGGAGCAACTCGGCGTGATTGACACCGCAAGCGAAGACCAGCCACGCCTTGCGCTCCGCACCATAGCGCACGATTTCAGCAACTGTTTCTGTTACCAATTCCGGATCAGATGCAGCCTTGGCTAGTTCGCTCTCAATATACTCCCCACCGCGCTTGCCGACGTTCGAGAGGTCAATGGTCTTGACGCCGCTCTTGCTAATCACTGGGGCCAGGAAGCCCTGTTCCATGAGATCGGCAACCGGGATGTCGTATGCAATGCCGTCAAAGATCGCATTGTCACCTTCATGCAGCCATCCACTATCGAGCCGGTAGGGCGTGGCTGTAAGACCGACCACCTTCACACCGCGATTGCATATGCGAAGATCGGAGAGGAACTTATTGTAGCGTGTGCCGTAGTTCTTCGGGATCAGGTGCGCCTCGTCCACGATTACCAGATCAGGCGCTGGGACCATCTGATAAGCCTTCTTGTGGATCGACTGAATGCCCGCAAACGTAATCAACTTCCGCAGAACTTTCTTCTTGAGGCTGGCGCTGTAGAATCCAACATCTGCCTCGGGATAGAGCGCCACCAACTCGCTGGCGTTCTGCTCCAGCAACTCCTTTACATGAGTCAAGATCAGAACGCGCGTGCCGGGATAACTCATCGCATCCTTAATAAGATGCGCGATGATCAGGCTCTTGCCCGAGCCAGTCGGAGCGACGATGATCGGGTTGTCGCCCTTCTTGTCTGACCAATAATTATATAGGCCATCAATGGCGGCTCGTTGATAGGGGCGAAGTTCAAGCATTGATTTTGCGATTATAAATCATCAAGAAGATTGCAGCGATCACAGTCATCCAAAGCTTGCCGACCAGCTGGCCCGCGATGAAGTCCAGAGAGCCAAAAGCCACCCACAGGAACACAGTTGAATCGACAGCAGCCCCCACAACACCCGACGCCAGCACAGCTAAGCTTAGATTACGCTTCCGAAGCGGGGTGTAGACGCTAAGATCAAGAAGTTCAGCAATTGCAAATGCTGTAGCACTCGCAAAAACCAAAGCGGGAGGCGCAACTAGAATAGACAAGATGACACCACAAGCAATTGCGGCAAATGCCCAACGTATACCAAGGAGCTGCTGCACCGCATCTCGCAGAACAAGTGCCGCACCAATCATCAGGACGCCAGACGGTGCCATCAATCCAAAACCGACCGGGATCAGGCACGGCCCATCAGGGACGCAAACGGTGCCAGCGTTGCTGATCAGCCAGTTGGCGGCAGGTATGGTTGCAAGATATGCAGTAAAAGCCAGAATCTTCATGCCATCAGTTCCATTTGTTGATGTGTTAAAGTCCATTTAGCAGGGCATTGCACGGCATCAATGACACGCGCCATTGCTTCTGGACACGAGTTTGTGTCCTTATAGTTTCGAGCCACATTCACACTGTCAACACTAGCAAAAGGCCATCTTTTGCCAGTCACAGCCATGCCGCGCAGCATATGAATCCAAGGAATTGAACCGCATTTCGACAATTGATTAAATGCCTCATCAGTCCTTCGGCACCAACTATCGGAGCCAACTTGCCAGAATGCTCCCGAGGAGCCGAAACACACGCGCGGAAAACGCTGGGCGAAGTTCAGAAGCACATCAATCGGTTCCGCCATATGCCAAACAGGCGCTCCGAATGAAGCAGGGAAGGGCCATTCATCCACAAGCCTTGCGTTGGCATCTACATCGCCGTCGATTACGTCAGGGATGACAGCCCAGTGCGGATGACCAAGGCGCGGCTCAAGCCACTTGTAGAACGCAGTCCAGTTCACGACCTTGCCTTTTGTGTACAGGCTGAATGCGCCATTGTCCCACATCACTGACTGGCCGATGCGAAGGCATATATCAGCATCTGCCGGATGCGCGAATGAAACGCAAAACGACTTTCCTGCCATCTTCCAGAGTTGATCGCGCGGCGTCAAAGGCGTTCCGTGATAGTGAATGGTCACTTGAACTCCCTGCCCTTGTTCCGCACGATCTCGCCGTCTTCGTTGATGTAGTCGATCCAGTCCTCGCCGCTGTCATGCACCGGCAACTTCACCAGTGCCGGATTGTATATGTGATCACCGCAGCCGCTCCGCTGGTCGATCTCATCAAGTGCCTTCTTGTGCCTGGCGCATGACCAGCCTTCGGTCTCTGCCGTCGAGAAGGCGCATGTGCGACAGTTTAGTTCAGATGCATCGTCTCCGTGGCAGATCGAATGATATGGGCAGAACTTGCACTCAAACCATGCCGGATCATTGCTGATGCCAAGCGGTGGCCGTTCGGTCGATATGATCGCTCTGGCCTTCTCGATAAGCCCCTCCGCAAAGGCATGATCGACCTTCAGCCGCTCGGCATAAATCTCGTCGGTGTTCTTGTTGACCGAAATGAACAGGCAGCGATCCAACCCGCTCAAGTGCATTCCGATCTGGCACTGTGCATAGTAGACCGGCTTCGCCTTCTCGATGCCGAGGTTGCAAAGCACCTTGAAATACTTCTCGCTCATGGTCTTCACTTCGAGCGTGTGTGGCTGCGTGCTATCGGGCAAGCCTTCGACCACTCCGTCCAGGCTCAAGGCGAAATGCCCGCCAACCGCCGTATATCGGAACTGCTGGCCTGTTGCCGGATCGCGATCCCAGACCGTGCAACCGGCGGCGCGCAGGTTCTGGATCACTCGCAGTTCCTCGCGCTCTCCCGTCTCGAAGAGGCGCAAGATGCGGCCTTCGTGCTTCTCAGTATAGGTCCACCGAAACTGATACCAGAGCGCACGGGCGCAAGTGTTGCCGATCTGCGAACCGCCAAGATGCGGCCTGTGTGCGTTGCGGCGGTTCTCTTCGTATCGCTGATAGATAGCCTTTACGATTGGAGATGTCATGTCTAGTTTCATTCGTCTTCGCTCCCGGTAATGCTCTCGATCATCCTTCGATCATAGTGCATAAACATGCTAATTGATTTTGCATTGATGCCTTCGTCGTGCATCCACTTGATAATCTTCATCCGCCTGATCGTGACTTCTTTCGTCATGTTCTCGTTTTGCTGGGCAATGACACGCTTGTAGAAGTCGCTCGTAGCCGTTTCGCTTGCGCCGAAGTTCTTGGCAATTTGATTCCAGAATCGCCTCTTGATCCGCAGCTTCTCAATCCGCCGAAAATCATCCATCGACCAATCGCGGCGAACCATTTGCGTCTTTGGCCGATCTTCTTCGCCATCCGTCCATGTGTAGCGTTTGAATTGCGGCATATAGTCAACGTCAACATCGTTCCAGACGATGCGGCCTTCGACATCAAAACTCCAGAAGTTGCCGTCCAGCTGCTGCTTCATCAGGCGTTCGATTGCATAGGTGTCGGTGGTCATGTAATCCTCCCTTGATAGTTGGGGCGACCCGTGAGAGCCGCCCCGCTTTGCCATTGCTTTAGCGATCATCTTTCCAATTGCTAACAAGAACATAAGTTCTTGCGTTGAGCCATTTCTCTATGTCTGATCGCCGCCAAGCAACCGCGCGCGCTCCAATTTTCACAGGCTTTGGAAATCGGCCTGAGTTCACTTCACAATGAAGCCATGTTGCTTTCATGCCGATAGCAGCAAGGACTTCTTTTTTCCGCATAAGCCTGTCCATCACTTCTTCTTCCAGGGTGGCGTTGCTACCGCAGGTGCCGCAGCCGGTGCGCCGCCTTCGCACGGCTCATATCCAGCAATCTCGTTCGATGCCTGATAGTTGCCTTCTGCGGGCTTCACCTTGACCGTGATCATCATCGGCTTGTCGTGGAGGTCCGAACTCTCGTTCGGCATCATCACACCAACCGACCGGCAGATGGCCGAGAGCGTGCGCTGGGCAATCTCTTCCGCCGTCTTGTTCGGGTTGTTGAGGTTCAGCCGGTCCATCAGGCTTAGGCCTTGATGCGGCCCCTCGATGATCTGGCAGGTCAGCACCAGCATCGAGCCGGTCTGTGCCTTGGTGGGGCGCTCCTCCGACTTCGTGATCACGGCCTTGTACTTTCCAGCCGGGATAACCTCGCGTGGCGCACTCGGCTCCACGACATTCGCATCGAATCCATTCAGTCTCATTCTCTTCTCCTACTTTGCTACAAAAGCTTCAAAAGGATTTCCGCTCTCGAAAGTGAACGGCAGCGGCTGGGTGATGTTGAAACGGTTC